TTTTCAGAAAATATCAAGTCCAGAGGCCGCGAAGGATTTACTTATGCCTCATTCTCAGAAGGCGAGAAAATGCGAGTCGATCTTGCATTACTATTCACATGGCGCGAAATTGCAAAAATGAAAAATAGTGTCAATACAAACTTGTTAATTCTTGACGAGGTATTCGATAGTAGTCTGGACGCCTCAGGCACTGATGAGTTCTTGAAACTTTTGAACACATTGGGGGGTAACAATGTTTTTGTCATATCACACAAGGGCGATATTCTTTTTGACAAATTCAAAGAGATTGTAAAATTCGAGAAAATTAAAAATTTCAGTCATGTTATGATCGATGAATAAAAATTTCCATATAGTATTGACATATCGTGGATTTTGTGGTACTATTAATTCTATAAAACTAATTTAGAGGCACTAACAATTGCAATATATCCCGTACAATATGCATGATGTCATTCGCGCATCAGAACAAAATAAATTCAAGGTTATATCGACTTTCGCTGGGGGCGGTGGTTCTTCGACTGGCTACAGACTCGCTGGTGGTAATGTATTATGTGTGAATGAATTTGTTGAGGAGGCATGTAATACATATGCCGAAAACTATCCAAAAACTCCTATTCTGCCGGGCGATATAAAAGAGTTATCAGGTGCCGATTTTTTGAATGCCGCGGGTGTAGATGTTGGTGAAATTGATATACTTGATGGATCTCCGCCATGTTCTGCATTTTCAGTGGCCGGAAAGTTGTCGCACAACAGTATAGAAACAGAATATATGGATTTCGAAGGAAATATTCATATTCGAAAAGAGAGCGGTAAACATTCAGATGGTTGGGGTCAGACTAAAAATTATTCTGACGGAAAAATGGTTGAAAATATTGAAGATTTGTTTTTCGACTTTTTACGCATTGCGGATGATATTAGGCCCAAAGTTATTGTCGCGGAAAATGTCAAAGGTTTGACTATCGGTGAAGCAAAAGAAATGTTGAATCAGATATTGAATCGTTTTGAAGAAATTGGATATAACATTTCATATAAGGTTTTGGATAGTAGGTATTTTGGCGTTTCTCAGACTCGTACTAGGGTTATTTTTATTGGAGTTCGACAAGATATTGCAGATCTGGTTGGATTGAATTTTATGTCTATTCAAAATGTTTTTCCACAGCCCAGTAAAACTATTATTCCGCTAAAAGAAGCATTAGTCGATTTGGTATATGATGATGAAGAAGTATTGCACTTGACTGAGAAATTTACCAACACTGCATATTGGAGAGATACCGGAAGTAAAATGGAACTCGATCCGCCTAAAGTATTGACCGGAATGGATTATCACCCTAAAGGACATCATTTCAATCTTAAACGTGTGTCGCAATACGTTCCCGCCCCCACGCTAACTGCCATGGGAAGCGCTGAGACAACCGCTGGTGCGTTTCATTGGTCGGAACCGAGGAAACTAACCTTGGGGGAGTTAAAGCGCATACAATCGTTGCCAGACGATTTTAAATTAACTGGTAAATGGAATCAGAAGGCCGAAAGAATTGGAAGAATGGTTCCCCCTATTATGATGAAACATATTGCATCGTCTGTTTACGATGTTGTCTTGAAAGGATTAAAATAATGGCTGACTTCACTTTTGCACATCGCAAAGAAGGTTTTGACGAACATATTGATAAGAGTATTCGTGGGTACGCAGATCTTCTCGATGATGTTATTTCGTTATCGCGGTATTTTGTTGAGGAGGGTACAAATGTTTATGACATTGGTTGTTCCACTGGAAAACTAACTCAAAGAATGTTGGAGGCCAATCAGGACTTTTGTGCCGAGGCTAATTATGTTGGAATCGAGATTGCAGATGGGTTTTATGATGATATGTTGCAGCGACAGGAACATATCAATACAATACATCCTTGGGCGTCTGTCGATCTGCGGCATGAAGATGTTAGGGATACCGAATTTGAAAATGCTTCACTTATCACTTCTATTTTTACTTTGCAATTTATGTCAAAAAATGACAGACGCCATACTATTCAGAGAATTTATGATGGCTTGAATGAGGGTGGTGCCTTTATCTTTGCAGAAAAAACAGTCTGTCAGAGTGCAAATTTTCAAGATATGTTGACATTCAATTTTTATGACTACAAAAGAAAGCATTTTGGTACTGAAGATATTATGGATAAAGAGCGAACTCTTAGAAATATGTTGAAACCTAACACATGGAACGAAATTGTTAATATGTTGAAATGTGCAGGGTTTAACGATGTACAATCTTTCTGGCAAAACCATACATTTGTCGGTGCCATGGCAATAAAAAATTAAAAAAACCCGCTCACGCCCTTGACAGAATCATCTGAGCCTGATAGCTTATAGGTAAGTAATAGATGATGATTCTCTGAAAGGGATGTGATGAATAACGTACTATACACCAAACAATCTAAAAGTCTCCTCGCCAAACTAATGGCAGAAGAGAATATTTCTGTTCAACACCAAAAAAATGTGGAAACGGCACATTTTGATGTAGTCAACAGAATTTTGGTTGTTCCTGTCTGGAAGGAAATGTCTAACAATCTTTATGATTTGTTTATGGGACATGAAGTAGGACATGCCATTTGGACTCCTACTGAAATAGAAGTTCTTTCTGATGCAATATCCCGTTCTAACAAAGATTTTGTGAATGTTGTTGAAGATGTTCGTATTGAAAAAAATGCAAAGAAAAAGTTTCCGGGCCTTCGCCCTCCTTTTTATCATGCGTATCAAGAATTGCATGAAAAAAACTTTTTTGGTATCAAAGATAAAGATATACGGAAATTGGGACTGATTGACCGTATCAATATTTACTATAAATCTTCTATGACAGATGTTGATATTCCTGGCTTGTTTGCCACGGATGAGATTGATTTTGTTAAACGTGCCATTCTAACCGAAACTTTTCAAGAGGTTGCGGATTTATCTGCTGATATTTACAATTTTCTGAAACAAAAACAACAATCAACCGAATCTGTCACTGGTGGTCGCCCAATGGAATTTTCTAAACAAGAAGAAAGTGATGACGATCAAGAAGATCAACAGGACTCATATGAAGAATCTGATGGAGACTCTGATGGAGACTCTAGTGGTTCGCCCGTAGAAGAACAGTCTGAATCTCAAGAAGATACAGCACAACAATCTGGTCAAGACGATAACGAAGAAGGCGAAGGTGATAGTCAATCATCTGCTGGCCAAGATGATAAAGGCGATCAACAATCAACTGAACAGTCTAATGAAAAATCAGATAATGAAGGCAAAACAGGTGATACATCTGGTGGAAAGAGTGGTGATGAACCATTCGATGCAGAGAAAGAATTTGGCTCTGAGACTGATAAAACCGCCTCTAGTAATATGAAAGATATGATTGATAAAGATGCCCCAGAAATTAAATATCTTACCCTTCCCGATATCAATCTTTCAGATTATGTCGTTGATATTGATACAATATCAAGCGCCATTGATGGAGTGAAAAACTCATATCGTGGTGGAAATTATGGATCGGGGTTGATGGATGCAACTCAATTGTATCAATCAGTACTGAAACAAAACAATTCTCAAATTTCTTATTTGGTTAAAGAATTTGAAATGAAAAAATCTGCTCAAGAGTATGCGTCGAGTTATGAAACAAAATCTGGAAATATCAATACTAGTAAGATTTGGTCTTATAAGTTGAGTGATGACATTTTTAAACGCAAAAACAACATCCCTACTGGAAAAAATCACGGTATGGTGATGATGATTGATTGGTCTGGTTCGATGCACCAGACAATATATCAAACAGTAGTTCAGACTGTAATTCTTTCGACTTTCTGCAAGCGAGTTGGTATTCCTTTCGATGTATATCTTTTTACTGATCGAGGCCCACAGACTGTTGTAAAGAAAAATGCGTTTCTTACAGAAGGAGAACCGATTGGCAGAGTTAAGATAGATCCAAGCACTGCATTGTACCATGTTCTATCGAGCAATACCGCAAGTTCGCATAGGTTCAAACAGCAATGTAATGATTTTCTGTTTCTCGCATATGCAACCCAAAACTTTTATTATTTGGCCGCGAATAATAAAGATATTGTTGATTTGCAACTTGGTGGCACGCCCCTTAATAATAGTCTTCTAATTTTTGATAAAGTTGTTTCAGAATTTAAAAGGAAAAACAATGTAGAAAAAACAAGTTTCATTGTTTTGTCTGATGGGGATGCCGGAGATGGAATTAGTTATGTAGAACGTGGAGGGTTTATGAATGAAATCCGTGATTATTCTTTCCGCCGCTCGAACAATAAACAATTTGTTTTTACTGATGAGAAAACTGGAAAGATGAGTGTTCTTTCGACAGGTAAAAAAACACACAATCCAGAATCGCAGTACGCCCAAGAATTTTTGTTGACTAATATCAAGAAAAATAATCACGCCGCTTCGATTGGATTTTTCCTATGTAGTGGACGTTATGAAATAGGTAATGCGGTTCGCCAGTATGTTTTCCGAAACGAAGATAATTGGGTAGACAGTCATCGAGTATCCAAAGCCAAAAGGCAAATGACTAAAAATGGTTTCATTACTGCTGATGATTGTGGATATGATGATTATTATCTTTTGGATATGCGTACTCAATATGCAAGAGACGATGATCTTGAAATTGACTCAGACATGACAAACTCAAAAATTGCAAAAAACTTTGCAAAGTTTCAATCTTCTAAAAAGACAAGTCGAGCAATGCTCAATAAATTTGTCGATAATATCAAATAAAATATCATGGGGGGGTTGACTCTCCCCCTAGAATGTGGTAGCTTAAAGTATAGAAAGAATCACTACCGATTCGTAATTGTAATGATGTCACTGAAAGGACATAATATGTGGAATTCAAATAACAAGGCCGAGTTTTTGTCTAAACTGATCGAGACTAATGGTTCAATAATGTCGAAAAAAGACATTCGTGCTGCGGCAAAAGATTTTGGTGAGGCTCGCCCACAGTGGCTAACTCAATCCGAATTTCGTTCCGGCCATGGGAAATACGATCTATCTATGGCACTCTCGCAAATATCTGGAAATGTTGTTCCGTTATCTCAACCTGTTGCACAACAGGTATTTGTTCCGTCTAATCCTCAACCAACTTTCCAACTTCCGACTCTGCCAGAACGGCATACGGAATCCTTAATTCCAGAAAAAGACCCAAATTTTGTAAAGTTTGGTTTTTACAATGATTTGCGGAAAATTCTTGAATCAAAAATGTTCTATCCTGTTTTTATCACCGGCCTATCGGGTAATGGTAAAACTTATGGTTCGCAGCAACTTTGTGCTCAACTAAAACGCGAATGTATTACTGTTCCTATCACTATCGAAACTGATGAGTCTGATCTTTTGGGTGATAAAACCCTGATAGACGGAAATGTAATTTTTAGTCAAGGCCCTGTTGTCGATGCAATGGAACGCGGCGCGGTACTGATTTTGGATGAAGTCGATCTTGCGTCAAATAAAATCATGTGTCTGCAATCTATTATTGACGGTAAAGGCGTTTATCTCAAAAAAGATAATCGTTTTGTAAAACCCGCCGCTGGGTTTACGGTGATTGCCACTGCAAACACCAAAGGTAAAGGATCTGACGATGGACGTTTCATTGGTACTAATGTAATGAATGAGGCGTTTCTTGAGCGTTTCAAAATTACTTTCGAACAAGAATATCCTTCTCCCAATGTAGAGAAAAAAATTCTCAAAAATACCCTGTCCTCTTTGAAAGAGTTTACCTCAGAGGACGAAAAAAATGTTGATGACTTGACCGTATGGGCATCCGCAATTCGGAAAACTTTTGAAGAAGGTGGTATTGATGAAGTCATTTCTACTCGCCGTCTGGTTCACATTGTAGAAACTTTTCACATTTTCGGAAAAATTTCTAAGTCTATTGAATTGTGTACTAATCGTTTTGACGAAGATACAAAGGCTTCTTTTGTAGATCTTTTCGAAAAAATCTCTGGTGGAGAAGAGATCGTACCAGCGGTTGAAGATGGTGAAGAAGTACCGTTTTAATATGATAAAGGTGATACAGTATCAATCTTGGGTTGTACTGTGTCGCCGGTTTCCTTGGCAAAACATATAAAAAGGATGTAAGGATGAGATGGTATGATTTTGTATTGA